AACACCGAAACGAGTATCATGGATTCGTATGTTGACTCAACCGGATCATCCTTTAGTTTATACATCAGTGCGGATGAGGAAGTTCGTCTTGCGGGCGTGTCCGCAGGCGACGGAACAGTATCATCTGGTCTGTTTCGCTGCGGAATTGCGACATCATTCATAAACGATGTCCTAATACGAGGGCAAGACGAAGACGACCCCTTCAATTTTGGTGGCAAAGAGAATCCTTCTTTCATTATCAGGGACGAAGTGGCCACAAATATTTTCTCAGATTCAACAATAATCAGGGGCATTGATGCAAACGGCAGATACCTTGAATTCGATAGCAACAACATAACGACATTCAAGAATCCGAATTATGGACATGTGAAATTCGAGGATCTGGTAAAATTTGGTGGGAAGGTTGAGTTTCTTGATCAGAGCGAAGTCATTTTTATATCCGGGGCAACAACCACATTTGAAGGAACTGTTGACTTTGCAAATACATCACGTATTGATGGGACAGTTTCGTTTGCAGACACATCAGTTACAACGTTCGAAGACAACAGTCAACTAAATCTCGAAGGAACTGTTGACTTTGCAGACACATCAGTTACAACGTTCAAAGACAACAGTCAACTAAATCTCGGAGGAACTGTTGACTTTGCAAATACATCACGTATTGATGGGACAGTTTCGTTTGCAGACACATCAGTTACAACGTTCAAAGACAACAGTCAACTAAATCTCGAAGGAACTGTTTATGATTCAGAAAATGAAAATCTGGGTGGTGGGTATGTACTGATCACAGATCCATCCGGAAAACTAAAGTATGGCGACAAGCAATACATTTGGAACACCAACGAACCAAACATTTCATATCCCCGTTCGGGAATGAGATACGAAATAGCCAATATGTCTTTTCTTGCAGGAAAAGTTGCCAATGGCGATTACAATCAAGCAGATGTCCTTCCCCTTCCAAGATATTACGTATTTTCTAGACGTTCTCTTCTACCATCAACTTGGGATAGCAGCACCTACCACGGAGCAACTCACGGCGGCATAACATTCCATCCCGGATACTATTCTATCATTAGAGCATCTGGTGCTAGTGGAGACATGACAACTGGAATTACTAGCGCAGACGGTCTTACTGCACCCAACAGGTTCGGAGGAACTTTCTCACACGAACACGCAAGAATTTATGCCTGTGGTGGATACAAAACTTTCGGTCTTCCTTATCCTGAAATGGGCGCAACTTGGAATGGACTAACCGGATGTGATGATGAGAGGATGAGCAATAAATATTGGTGGGCGGACATCAACATCTATGACGATCACAACGACCCCCTCCTAGCAGAGACTGGTTCTGGCATAAATTGGAGTGGTAAACATTACACTTATGTTGGTGGTAAGAAGAAATTCTGGACATCGAACATGAGAATTGTGCCTTCCCTCTACACAAATTACGACAACGAAACCGCATCACGTAGTTGGTCTAATATAAGTTCCGGGGACGAATATGAAAACGGCGTGCCTATCGTTCCGGGCATCAAGTGGGCTGCGGGGTTGGACGAAGCCCATACCTCGTATTGGGGAAATATGTACAGCAGAAACCAGATGAGTTCTACAACAACAGAATCCCCAGAAATTGTATTTGAAGATCCCGTAGATCTCATTGGTGCTGAACAAATAGGTATGTATGGAGATCATATCAGCAAAAACGACACCCTCAAAATATCATCTACTCCTTATATGTGGAATGTAACCTTCGATTATGAAATTCCGGCAGGAATGAGGCTCATTTTTGGTGTGCAAGTTCAGCCATACAATCAAATGAACTGGAGAGATGCTGCTTGGGATTCATATCCGTATCATTTGGGTGGGAATACGGCTGCATTCACTGCCAACGATGGGGCTGGCAATCTCATTTACAAAGATCCCGGATATGATATTGACGCACAACCAAGGCGGGTTATCCAAGTTCCGTCACAACTCAGAACAAGAGCAGAAACATTTGGATGTGACGAAACACACGAAATTCAAAGAATGCTCAGAATCAAGGGATCTGATTGGATCAAAAATTTGTGGAGATTTGCTTACAAAATGTGTACTGATCCAGACTCTGGATGGGAGTATCGTCAGGAGTGGTTGAATACAACAATGGACCACGACCAGATCGCGGCCGCCACCACGTTAGGAGATCTGCTCGATGAGCAAGATGGTGTGGGCATTCCCTCGATGTGGATCACGAAAGATAATTACAGCGGCACCGAGGGCATTCCCGTTCAACACATGAACACCATTGATTATGCCAACTGGAATGCTAAAAAGCAAATGTCCATTATGACTGACGGTATGTCACACGGAAGACAGTGGATTGAAGATAATTTCTCGTGGGGAATCAAATATGCATATATCAAAAATCTAACGGTTAGTTATTATCCTGATGGCCACAACGAACCCGAAGTAGAACGAGCCGCTACCATATGGGATCAATTTGATTGGTTGAATGGAGTGACAACCAACAACCAATATACAACCCCCGAGCCCGCTCAAACTGTCATCGACATCCATGGACATGGGGTGACGGCGGCGGTAAACTCCATCACAATTCCCGGCTGGCATCGAGAGGTTGGCCCCGGAGACGGGGAATATTGGAACACAAATACATCAGAATACGTAAAAGAATTTTTCAGATATGACTGGACAACCCACATCTACCCAAAGTGGGACGATCCACACATGCAGATGGAGGAATGGAATCGTATATGGTCCCTGATAACCTCACCATACATATATCCTCTGAACCAAAATGACATAGGTTGGGATTATAGTGAAGGTTGGGGTATCGCCTCAGGATCTACATTTCACTACAACACATATGGAGTAACGGGTTGTGGTAGAGATGATGGGGGATGGTTGTATGGGAGTAGATTCTCCCCCGAACATTATGGCTTCACAGAGGGTGGTGATAACGAATATGTTGCCTCTGGTGTAGAATACTCATGGTGGGGGGGAGCGACAAGCCAACTAGAAACCAACGAAAGTAGATTGTATGTCTATGGTCCATACGCACCCGGACTATCAGCCGAACACACTGGTCCAGATATTCAATATTATGATAGAGTACTTCGTCCACAACTTATCCGAGAATTTCATAATGGTGGAAAACGCCCGGCAGAACTCGAAAGTATGTTCTCAGCGCCTGGCTTCCGAAAAAGAAATGCTGGTGTTGGTCATAACACTCTAGCCGGGTGGGGTGCTGCATTTAGAGTAGAATGGAAACCCGAGAACATATACGTTGGATTTGATAATCAAGGAGCAGTTTTCTCTACGTCATTCCGCGACCCAAGAACCACAGGATTTACTTCTGGGGCGTGGAACACACGAAACTGGCCAAAAGACAACGCGGAGAATCCTATCATCGAAGCCGATCGATGTATGTTCTGGGCAGACAACAGAGAAATGATCCCTTGGTGGATTTCCAACTCAAGATCCAAGTTTGACTATTTTGGTCAGTTACCTGCTGTGACTGGAGATATTTACGGCACCCATACTATGGGTGGGGCAAACGAAAATAACGCAAACAAACACAAAACACACCTCAGAGCATTCTTCAACGATGACAACAATCCCATGTTCTCACCTTTCAAGGAAGACGCAGATACCGACAAATTCGTTAGATGGACGGCGTTTGGAGGACAGAATGGGAAACATGTTCCAGAATATGAAAGAGAGGGTTTGTGGGGAAGTGGATTTGTTTACCACTCTCCAAGTATTTCAGATCAAATGATTGATCAGTATCCAGACTCAGCATTGAGTGGTGGTTATACGTACGAGGGTAACTGGCAGGTGGTGGAGGAGGCGCAGGATTATGATTCTGGGTTTGTTCTTGAAGACTGGAAGGGCAACCGATACCTAGTAGATGGATTCCATCGTGGATCCGTTTCAACTTTCGATAAACATCCACTCGAAAGTCGGAGTCGATATACCACAATAGATCTCGACTTTACACACATCGAGCCAGAAGTTTATTGGACTCCGGCACTCGGGTCCAACGATTCTACATATCCAAATGTGTATAAGCAAAATACGCAAAAAGGAAGTTTCGTTGTCCAAATCCCTGCACCCGTAGGGGCATTGCCTGATGAATTCGACGAACACGATGTTGCTAGTCATATTCTGTACATGAAAACGAAGATTCTCTCTATGGACATCCACCCCGACTGGAAAAGCACCCCAAGAGAAATATGGAGTGATACCATCAACAAGCAGTTCGTTGATCGTGGTTATTATACGGGTGGTGGTGCGTGGCAGGAAAATCCGATCGAGGTTGCTTTACACGACTATGAGGGCGATCAACAGACATCTCTATCTATTACTGCGGACGGAGAACCTAGAAACGGAAATGTAGGAAATACCCACGACCATGAAATATATGCAGCAGAAGGCAGACAATCAATTTCGCTAACTCCAACAAGTATCACTATCCAACGATAGGAAACCATAGATGTCATCAAATAGATTCACCGATTCATACAGCATACTCCTCGATGGTCAGGGAAGACCATCTACGATCCTTTCTCCCTCCGCAAAACTTTCCGGGAAATTGGGGGCTGATCAACTATCGATTAGTAGTGTCAGTCTTTCTAAGGCTAGTTACTATGATTCTGTTACTCTAGAAAGAAACATTTCATTTGGATACATAATGTCTTTCGTAGACTCCTTCACCAATAGTCACAAAGAAGACATTCTCGACAACATCGATGTTTTTGAAGTAGGTGATAGTATCGATACGACAGAAAAGGAAGTTTTGACATATCTAGATTGGTTGGAAATGCAGCCTCAACAACAAATGTATGACTATGACAAACGGCGGCTCCGAACGTATGACCCATACACAAAAGTTTCAAATGGATCTGGGTTTAGTAATCTTGGAATTTCGTTTGATCCTTCGGTGATGTATGTTTTGGGGATAACACATGGTGGATCTTCGTCTGGGTTTATGCTCGGAGAAACCTTTGGTGCCGCAACAGGACCGGATGGTTTGGTTGTGGGTATTCTAGATTTCACATCTACTAGCGGCTCGTCTGTTGGTGGAATAAAAGGCTCTTTGACCGGAGGGTGTTATGCTCTGTTTATGGCAGAAGTTGGTCCAACTTCTGGTACAGCAGGAGCGACACAATTCGTAGTTGGTTCTACGGGAGCGGGCGGATCTCTTGGAACAACAGGAGAGATTCAGTGGATACACGACATCAATAGTTTGTATATTCAGGGAGCAAAAGATTGTATCACAAAAACAATCGATGTTGTTCTCCCCCACGTTCCAATGGGAATGACGGTCGGGACTGGAAATACCGCTCATCAGATTAGAGTGTATGATCAAGATGATACCCAACTAGAAACAACAATCAAATCAATCGAAGAAAAACAAGAACGATCTGATCTCATTAGAGGATTTACCTCTGGGCATTCTTCTAACTACACATACACACCCAAGCCATTTGGTCAATACAAATATTCCAATTCATTGTCTCTGGACCCCAACACCGCAGTCTCTGGTTCTGGTTCGGAAGCACAAGAAGCATCTTTCTACCTAGCAACACAACTGACACAAAAAAGAAATTCATTCAATACTCTTGTCCGTTCTTTGATGCTACCCGGATCAGAAATCGACACCCTATACAAACTATCAGAATACGGAATTCCCGAAACATTCAGAAGACTATACGAGCAATAGACCAATATGGCAGTACCAGCATCTAGACAAGCACTCAAAGAATACTCACTCCGACAACTGGGCGCACCAGTCATTGAAGTGAATGTGGATGATATCCAAGTAGAGGACGCCATCGATGATGCATTGCAATTCTTCTCGGAGTATCACTTCGATGGGGTGCAGAAGACCTACCTGAAGCACGTTATCACCGAAACCGATGTGACCAACGAGTACATCGACACCGATTCGTTAGACAGTCGAGTCGTGAGCATTGTTCGGATGTTTGAGTTGGCAACCCATTCGATGAACATGTTCGATGTCTCGTACCAACTCGCTCTCAATGACTTCTTCGGTACGTTCACTCCGGGAACAATGACAAACTACACGATCACGAAGCAAAATATGGCGATGATCAGTCAAATTCTAGATCCCGCAAAGAACTTCCGGTTCAGTCGAGTGACCAACAAACTCTACATCGATATGGATTGGGCAAACGATGTCAAGGTGGGCAACTACATCGTCATCGAAGCATACACTTCTCTCGATCCACAAACATATCCAGAGATCTATAGCGACCGACTTCTCAAGAAGTATGTCACTGCACTCATCAAGAAGCAATGGGGAATGAACCTCATCAAGTTCGAGGGAGTTGCACTTCCCGGTGGTGTCTCGTTCAACGGCGGAAGGATTCTAGACGAGGCAAAGGAAGAGATAGATAAGATCGAAGAACAGGTGGGAGATCTGTACGAACTACCTCCAGACTTTATGGTGGGTTGATCAATGGCTACAAACTCATACTTCAGACCAAGTAGGACAGATCAACGACTTATCGAAGATCTCGTCATCGAGTCCATCAAAATCCACGGACACGACTTTGTGTATATGCCCCGAACTATCGTCAAACTCGACGAGTTGTTTGGTGAAGATGTGCAGTCGAAGTTCGACGATGGACTCAACATCGAGATGTACGTAGAATCAGTAGATGGCTTCGAGGGTGAAGGAGACTTCATCTCGAAGTTTGGTCTTGAGATCCGTGACACCGTGTCTCTGTCTGTCTCGAAGAAACGATTCAAAGAAGTGGCGGCACAGATAGACGCGCCTGCGATGGCGCGCCCACGCGAGGGGGACTTGCTATACTTCCCTCTCAGCAACGGCATCTTCGAGATCAAGCACGTTGAACACGAAAATCCTTTCTATCAAGCAGGCAAGAACTACGTCTACAAACTCTCCTGCGAACTCTTCCAGTACAGCCAGGAAGAATTCGACACAGGGTTCACAGTCATCGACAATGTGGATGTGAATCTTCGAGACTATGCATTCAATGTCATCCTATCATCTGGTACAGGGAACTTCCTTGTTGGCGAAAACGTCTATCAGGGAGGATCCTTCTCTACGCACACTTTCTCAGCCGAAGTTCTCAAATGGACTCTATCTACCAAGACTCTACAAATAGCGGGTGCAAGTGGTTCTCTGGACGCTACAGGAGGTCTGACGGGACAAGATTCGTCTGTCTACTATTCAATTGGTTCTACCGGAGACTCCGGTGTTACCACAGACATTCCAACAACTCCGTACACGGACAACCGAGATATTCAGATTGAGGCTGATGACATCTTCGACTTCACGGACACAGATCCTTTCTCAGAGGGCGGATATTGATGTTTGATACCTTCTACAACAAGTCGATCAGATACCTCACCGTTGCATTCGGTTCGCTGTTCAACAACATCTACGTCCAGAGATTGGATGGGGACGGGAACGAAACAGAGAGAATCCGAGTGCCTCTCGGGTATGGACCCAAGCAGAAGTACATTCGACGATATGCACTCGACATCGATTCTGGTCTAGAAACACCAGACACACAGGTCACTCTCCCCCGAATATCTTTCGAGATGACAGGGGCTGCTTATGATCCCACTCGTAAAAGGAACACACTACAGAAACGATATCGGGTTGGGGCAAGCAACGATACCACCTATCACAACTATGTTGAAGTGCCATATGACTTCTCGTTCTCGTTATCTGTGCTGACAAAGTATATGGAAGACGGATTGCAGATCACGGAACAGATCCTTCCTTACTTCACTCCCGAATTCAACATCACAATCAACATCAATGAAGTGAACCAGAAGATCGACATCCCAATCGTGCTTGATAGTTACTCCATCACAGAGGACTACGAAGGAGACTTCGATGCACGACGGCTCATCTCGTTCGATATGGAATTCACCGCGAAGTCTTATGTGTTTGGTCCAGAGAAGAGCAGCGACATCATCCAGACTGTCAGCACGACCTTCTACGACACCGAAGAGTTCGCTCTCAGTGGTCGAATCACGGGAGTCAGTGGAGCAACACAGTCACTATCGAGGATCAGCGTCGGAGTCAGTGGTCCGTCTGGTGCAAGTTCTGGTGTGGACAACTTCACAGCCTTCACCGTAGAAACTCTGGTCCTCGGTGCATCAGGAGGTCTTACATTATGAGTGACGTAGACAAGAACCTATCGGAAGAATTCAACGTAGATCCAATAGAACCTGTAGTCGAAAAAATTGAAGTTATCGAAGGAAAATTGGAATTGTCTAAAGATTCTGAAAATCGTATTTCAAAAATCAACGCAAACTCAGATTATGATTTGGTCCGCCAAAACCTGAAGGATCTCATCGACCAAGGCAAAGTTGCCATCGAGGGAATCCTTGACGTAGCAGGTGAAGGTGACTCCCCGCGTGCGTATGAGGTAGTCTCCCAACTTCTCAAGAGTACTTCGGAGGCGAACAAAGACCTTCTCGATCTACATAAGAAGAAGAAGGAATTAGAGAAAGAAGACGGTGGTCCGAAGAACCAGACCACCAATAACAACCTGTTTGTAGGATCTACAAAGGATCTTCAGAAGATGATAGGGCGAATACTAAAAGATGACGAAGAGAATAACCAACGAGAACTACCTCGGAAATCCTAATCTCAAGTGTGTTGGGGT